GAACTTGAAGAAGAGTTTAAGTTTGAAGAAGAAGAATTTGTATTAGAGATAATTATAGAGGAGATACTAGATGAAGAAGTTGAAGAGATTACAGAGGAAGTTTTGGATGAGCCAATACAGGAAGATGTTGAGGAAACCTTTTTAGAAGATGAGTTACATGAAGAGATACCTGGAGATGACATCATCAGAGAAGAAAAACTTCAAGAGGAAGATGGCAAAGACCAGAATAGTGAGGAACTCACAGAAGAAGAAGTAGCTGTAGAGGTTGCTGAAGTAGAAGAAGTCATTGAAGATATTGTTATAGAAGAAGTTACTACTGAAGAAGTTATAGAGGTTATAGAACAAGTCAATGACATTGGTGTACAAAACTTAGACCAAGCTACAGAAGAAGTACAAGAGGTAGTACAAGCTGTTGTTGAAGAAGCTATAGAAAATGTAGAGGAACTTACAGAGGAACAGGTTGCAGTCGTAGCAGAAGTATTACAAGTAGAAGAAGATGATGTTGAGATTATTGCTGAAGCAGTTAAAGAAGATGAAGTCGTAGCAGAAGCTGTAGAAGAGTATGTAGAAAGAGCTGTAGAAAATGCAGATGTAGAGAACTACACACTTGCTGATGTTGTAACAGAGGTACAGTACGAAGCATTCTTAGAAAACCCAATAGAAACATTTGTAGATTTAGATTTTGAAGGTATAACTATTAGCAATATAGGAGATGATATGACACAAGACCAAAAAGAAAAAGCACAAGAGGTGGTAGTGCCAGTTATTCTGACTAGAATAGCTACTATGGCAGCTTTTGTATTTAGGAGAAGTCTATGATAAAAAAGTTATGGACCTGGTTCGTAGCAGCAATAAAAGAAACACTTAACCTTAGTTGGACTTTGGTTGGTTTAGTTATTGCTACGCTTACACTTACTGGTTCTGCACAACAAATCACAGGACTTGCTACTATAATTACATTAGCTGTTTGGTTATTAACAATTAGCTTTAGAGATTAGGAGATTAATATGGACTGCTGTGGAAGTGGTTGCTGTGGTGGTAAGTAATGTGTAGTTCTTTTGTTAATGACAAAGGCACACATGTAAACTTATGTAATTGTAAGTATGGATTAGAACATTGTAAGGAGGAGAACAATGAAACTAACAGTAGTTAGAACACAATTTGGAACAGATGCAACTAATGGGTTGCTATTTATAAATGGTATTTTTGAGTGTTATACATTAGAGGACCAGTATCAAGCAGTAAAAGTTATGCACGAAACCTGCATACCTGAAGGTACATACGATATAAAGTTTAGAAAGACAGGTGGTTTCCATGCTAAGTATTCAGATAGATACAAGAACGCACACTATGGTATGTTACACATACAAGATGTGCCTAACTTTACCTATATTCTTATACACACTGGTAACACTGATGAACATACATCAGGTTGTTTAATTGTAGGAGAAACACAACAAGATTTAGAAGTATCTAAGGATGGGTTTATCGGCAGCAGCACTGTGGCGTACAAAAAAATGTATGCAAAAGTGGCAGGTCAATTACTACAAGGTAAGCCAGTTAGTATAGAATACACAACAATAAATAAATTATTGGAAAAAGAAGTAGACAACGCAAGTAAAGACCACACAGTTTTAGCTACCACAGTTTATGATAAATTGCAGGAAATAAATGGAAATGTTCTAACAATAAAAGCAAAACTTAGTGGAAGGGTAATAGAATAGTGTCAGATTTATTTGAAAAAAATAATAGAAAAAGAAACCAAGAGGGTAGGTTCAAGAAGGACTTATGGTGGACTCCTTGGAATGATGCATGGAGTTATAAAATGAGTGAAGAACTTAAAGATATGCTTGAAAGAACCTTTTGGACTTTCGTTGAAGCGTTTCTTGGTGCGTTAGTCGTTGCCCCATTGGTATCTGTAGATGCCGATACTGTGCAACTTGCTGCTTTAGCAGGTGGTGGTGCTGCTTTAGCTGTAGTTAAGACATACGCTAAAAAACAAATATCTAAATAACACAGTAAATACTATTCTCCTGTATACTTATATTGACAGGAGATAGTATTACACAAAAAAAACCTATACCTGAAGAGTGGGGTAATAATTTTTATAAATCAGGATGGCAACCTGGACTAGAAGTAAACGAACAAACTGGTCTAGGAGAAATAACACACGTAGGAACAGACCCTAATTACAGAAATAAATTTGATTCTATCTTACGTGACTGGGGTTTTGACCCTAAATTATATTACATTGAGGGTTCAGTACGTGCATCTTCGTGGAATGTACAGCTAAAAGGTGGCACAACTGAAACATTTTACGCATTTAAAGGCGTTGTACGAAAGAAAAACCCTGGACATGACAAGTATTTTCAAGAATTATTTAAACAAGCTAAGAAAAAAGCACCAATTAAAAAGAAAACATTGGGAGGCGACACTGCCTTCCTTTTTTTTATGGCAGATTGGCAGTTAGGTAAGAGAGATTTTGGCGTAGAGAATACAATAAAACGTTATGATGTAGCACTACAAGATGCAGTCAATAGAATAAAAGACCTTCGTAAACTTGGTGTAGATATAGATGAGATTTATATGATAGGACTTGGTGACCTTACAGAAAACTGTACTGCAGCTTTTTATGATAGCCAACCTTTTAATGTAGAACTCTCACTCATTGAACAATATGCACTAGCTAGGTCTATGATAATGAAAACAATAGACACGTTCTTACCTTTAGCAGATAAGTTAGTTCTTGCAGGGTGTCCAGGAAATCATGGCGAGATGTCTAGGTCAGGTAAAGGTCAGGTATATACAAACAGATTAGATAACAGTGATACAATGCACTTGCAAATTTGTGAAGAGATAATGAGTGCAAACAAGCAGAGGTATAAGTCAGTCAGCGTAGAAATACCTAGTGGTTTTCATCAAGTATTAGATATAAAGGGCAAGACTTGTGGGTGGACACATGGTCATATGACTGGTGGTGGAGGTAATCCTGAAAACAAAATAGAAAATTGGTGGAAGGGTCAGATGTATGGACACCTACCTGCAGGTAATTGTGAGATACTTATTACAGGTCACTACCACCATTTTCGTAGTAAACAACAAGGTAATCGTACTTGGTTTCAATCACCTAGCTTAGATAAAAGCATAGACTTTACAGAACGCAGTGGGTTGTGGTCGCATCCTGGTGTTCTCACTTTCACAGTTAACAATAAAGGTTGGGATAATTTAAAGATACTTTAAATTATATTTGTAAATAATTTGCATTTATGCCCACCATCATCTAACAATTCGTGGCAATCTTCACAATAGTAACTTTGTCCAGGTACTGGATGACTCATTATTCTTCTTCTTGTTTGTCTATCTCATTAGCAATCTTAATTGTGTTTTCATTGTGGTCAGTAACAAACTCATCCATAAGTTCTCTTATTCTTTGTGGGTTTGTCTTGGTTAACATTATAGATTTCTCTACTTTTTGACCACCACAGGCATTTGCTAACTTAATTGCCCATGTCTTTAGTGCTTTAGGGTCATCAAATATATTAGGCATTAGAATATTCCTTTCTTTGCTAAATCTTTTTCTTGTTTAGTTCTAATTATTGCATTACAAGTAATAACTGTATGTGAGTATGGGTTTTTTTCATCAACTAACTTAATTTGTTTAATACAAAAATCATTACCATCAGTGTCTATTGCATACTCTAAATGTTTTGATACAGGACAGATACCTGTTGTGCTTTTCTTACATCTTCTATCTAATGGTGCAGGTTGGTCAAAGTCGTGATTAGGAAAACGTTTCTGTAATCTTTCAACCAACCTTTGCACATTGATACTAGCTTGTTCTAGCTCTTCCATTACTTAACCTTATCGTTCCAGTTAGTAATGATTTCACTAGCAGTTTCTCCATTAATATCGCCACCATTGTATAGTTTTTTAAGTTCTGCAAGTCCATCAATGTTCTTGTCAGTAGCTTTAGCAACTATATCCTTACACCATTTAAGTTGTGCTTCGGTAGCAGGATTGCTTTTCCACTCATCTCCCATCTCATCACCTCCTTTGTCAGTAATATCCTCTGTTACAAAGACTTCGTTAAGGTCGCCTAAACCTTTGTCTTTCTCTACAAGTTTATGGAACACATCAAGAAACGTAGTCATCTGTTCGTTATCCCAATCTTCTACTTCTTCAGGCATTTTAAGTTCACTTACGCACTCAACGTAAGCATCTCTTTGATACTCTTTTAATTTGTCTGCATCAGATACAGTTGCCGACATAAGTTGTTTAAGTGCAGATGCATTTTTCTTTGTCTTTGGCTCTGCAACCATTTCATCTACAACTTTGTTCATCTGTTCTTTCTGTTCCTTAGTAGGTCTTTGCACTCTCTTTTTCTCTACCTTAACTCTATCATCTTGGTTACCAACCTTAGACATTTCTTCTCTACTAGGTCTTGGTTTAGTGCTACCTTGATACAACCAGTTAGCTAAAGCTCTACCAATAGCAGATGTTTCACAGTTTTCTACCCATGCATCTTTGTTAGCAAAGCCACCTTGACCTTTAGTTTCTTGTGCTATACCTGTAGTTACTGGTCTTGCATCTACTTCCATTTTATATATCTCGGCTCTCACAGTTACGCATGTTCCATCATCAGTCATATGCACTATCTCTGTATTAATCCTTGCTTGTGGATTGTCTTTCCAAAATACTTTTAGTCTATCTTCTACTGTTTCGTAATTATCTAAATTAAAATTAGGCATTACTCTCCTCCCTCAATTATTTTATAAACTCTCTGTCTTGAAAGTTTAAGTAACTTAGCAATCTGTTGTATTGACAATTCATTTCTCATCATTTTAATAGTTGCTAATCTTGTTTTTCTAAATGCACGTGTCTGTTTGTTAAGGTAATCTTCCTCATCTAACAATGCTTGTGCTAGTCTTTTCCAGTTATCCTGCATTACTCTTCCTCATCTTTGCTAAATGCTTTCATTAACATATCAGCAATACTTTTTTTAGTTTTCTGTCTTTGTTTTTCCAACATAACAAGCATCTGTTGTAACTCATTTAGATTTACAATGCTATCAAATGTTTTCTTGGTATGAACAGTTGTTAATTTAATGTGGTATATATCTCCCCATGTCAAATAGATTTCTCCCTCTGCATTAGGTAACATAAACTTAATACCACCACGTTCTTTATCTAATCTTTCTGTTATCCACTCATTTATATCTATGTCTTGACTGTTTATAATTCTAAGCAATCCATTATAGCCATAGTCAGTGTCAGATAATTGTGGTTTGCTCATACGTTTGTCCTTTCTTTGCTTGTTCTAAAATCTCTTGTGGTGTAAGTAACAACTTATAAAAGAACTCATTGTTTTCTTTTATTGTTTCTATTTCCCACAAGTCCTCACGCATATTAAATATGTGTGCAGATATTCTTGGTATGCGAAAGTCATAGATGAAAGTGTTGCTTGATACCTTTGGCTCACTGCTCTCTCTCGCAGTTGTCAATATCCACTCAACTCTCTCACGTTGTTTTAACTTAGGCACTGGCTTATCTCTAAAGTATTGATAGTCCATTACTTCTCCTCTATACAACTAATCTCATCATCAGTTAATGTCATATCAAATTCTTGTAAAAAATTATCTTTAACTTTCTGCTTGTATTCTTCTACACTGTTTGCCTCATAGTTGTTACCACTAAAAGATAACTCTACTAAGCAAGTAAATTCTTTAGCCATTATTCTTCCTCCTCTTGTATTTCAAAAGTTATTGTGTTTGCCTCTAAGTTATCCATATACTTTAAACCTAAACCACTTTTGTAATTCATACGATAAGCAACTTCAATAGCTTCTTGTTCGCTATCTGCTTTGACTATATCCTCCCATACAACCATGTTTTGTTGTCCATAAACTTTGTATTTAGGCATTACTGCACCTCGCTTTCTGTTGGCTTGTCATAGTTAGTGAACTTTCTGCATATTGTTATTGCACCAGTAAGAACTTCTATCTCTCTATCTAACATATCGCTCTCATCACGTTCAGATAAATTAGATTTAAGTTCTTCCTGTTCACCTAACCATTTGTTTAGTTCGTGTATGGCTAACAATAAAGGTGTATCGCTCATTACAATACACCTATTGTTTTATTTCTATTGTGTTCGCATAAATTACAATAACAATCGCCATCTCTTGCTAAATCTTGGAATTCCCAATGTATGTTATCCCAACAAGTCCAACAATATTTATCGTTCTCTTTTAAATCCCACAACTCACT